AAGGCAGACGATGCGCGTAATGAACTGTGTTTCTTTGCATAATCTTCGAGACGTTTACGTAAGCTTAACAGACGAGGATCTGACGTTTTAGATGACATGTATAATGCACGCATCTTGTTAATGATGTATCCAACGTCGTTGAACTGTATGCGTTCTCTAGCGATATAGTCAAATGCATGAAGTACCGTATCCTCCATCATAGACTCCACAACTTCTCGTTTCTTGCCTGTAGGTGTTCTAGCCATAGAGCTCAGTATGTCAAGGAGTGCCTGCTTTGAAGTTGTTGACATTATATCTAACACTACACTTAACAGGTCCTGCTTGATGAAACTACTTTCATTTCCAGACACGTCAAGAAGATAAAGCTTGGCAGTGTTGTATGAGGTGACTCTGTCTTTAATGATGTCGTCGCCTGCGATATTAATTCTGCTTGAGCCTGTTTCTATTCTCAAGTTGCCAGATCTGACT